AGCAAGGAACAGTTTGCCCAAGAGTTTGAATGCGACTTTGTTGGGTCGATCAATACATTGATTAGTGCGGCCAAACTAAAGATGATGCCATTCAGAGATCCGACCGAGGTAAGACAGCATCTTGACATATATGACAGCCCGGTAGAGGGAAAATCATATGTCCTTGTGGTCGATGTATCTCATGGAGAAGAGCTAGACTATTCGGCTTTCTCTATTGTCGATGCATCTCAGATTCCTTATAAACAGGTGGCCAAATATAGAAGTAATTCAATTGCGCCTATGATGTATCCTAGTATTATTCACGATGTGGCTAAGCAATTTAACAACGCCTATGTCTTCATCGAAATTAATGACATTGGGCAGCAAGTGGCTGATATTTTGCATTATGATCTAGAGTATGAGAATGTCCTGATGGTTGTCCAAAAGGGTCGAGCAGGGCAGATGTTGGCTGGAGGTTTTGGGCAAGGGCAAGCTCAATTGGGAATCAAGACGACCAAGAAGGTCAAACAAATTGGCTGCCTGAATCTAAAGAATGTGATCGAAGACGATAAGCTAATCATCGAAGACTTTGATACTATATCTGAATTAACCTCCTTCATTTCAAAAGGCTATTCCTACGAGGCTGATACAGGATACAATGATGATCTGGTCATGACCCTTGTTCTTTTTGCCTGGCTGACTACTCAACCTTATTTCAAGGACCTGACCAATCTTGATCTCCGGAAGAAGATGTTAGAAGAAAAGGCTACTCTTGACGCAAGCAATATGCTCCCATTTGGATTTATTGACGATGGAATGTATTCCGAAGAAGATACCTTTACAGATTCAAGCGGAACAACATGGCAGACAGTAGAGCCGTATAAAGACGACTTTTACTAGGCATACGTTGAATTTCGGCATTTTATAAATATCATCAGAAGTCTAAAGACTTTTAATGTTGTTGATATTATTTAATACTAAAGGAGCCTTACTATGCCTTTTCAAGTTTCACCTGGTGTAAGTATTCGAGAAATTGATCTAACCACAACTGTCCCTTCTGTGTCTACTACCGATGGTGGTACTGTTATTGATGCAGATTGGGGCCCTGTTGATTTGGTTACTCTAATTTCTACAGAACAAGAATTAGTCAGTATATTTGGGCGCCCTAATGCAAACATAGCAGATAGTCGATGTGTTTCCTGGTTGGGTGCAGCAAACTTTTTGTCCTATAGCAATAAGCTAAGGGTTATCCGAGCCAATAGTTCAGGTTTAAATGCAACATCTGGGGCGGCCGCCTGGATCAAAAACTTTGACCATTACAATGAGTCTTATTTGACTGATAATGACGGTACAACAGGCGCTCGATTTGCCGCTCGTTATCCAGGGCAGCTTGGAAATTCTCTTAGGGTTGCAATTGCCGACAGTAATAGTGGATTTTCAAATGCGGCCGCAACAGTTGCCAATGTTACAGTTCATCCTATGTCTACAGGGCAGACGGCGGTTTATGTTGGCGGGCCCACTGGAATCGATTCCGAGGTAATTGAGGTAGGCGATTATATTTCGTTTCCTTCAAATAGCTATCCTAGTCAGCAGTATCGGGTCACGGCCATTGCCGCAGATAACGAAACGGGAGCCAATTCGATTACAATTTCCCCTGGGCTTGTAGAAAACATTACAGTTGGTGGATCTCCTGTCCGAAGAGATTGGGCATATGCAAGTTATTTTGATAGCACGCCTACAGTAACAACTTGGGGTTCTGCATATGATGAAGCCTTAGTAGAAAACGATGCCTTGCACGTTCTTGTATTCGATGGGGATGGCGGCATTACTGGAAAACGAGGAACTGTCCTTGAGAAGTGGGCCGGACTTTCAAAGGCCAAGAATGCAATAGACCCAGAGACAGGAAGGCATTTGTATTATCAAGATGCCATTAATCAGGGATCCAATTGGATTTATTGGGCCGGGAAGTCAACAGAGCATCCATTCGGCACGGATACTGAATGGGGAACGACTGCCAATTCAAGTGCAATTAGCTTTGGTGTAAACAAGCAAGCAAATCTAGAGATCCTTAAAGGCGCAAGTGATCCCGGAGTCGCATCGGCCGCACAAAAAATCCTTGCATTTGATAAATTCCGAAATACTGAAGACCTTGATCTTTCTGTTATATTTACAAATGATGCAAGTGCCGTAGTTCAAAAGCACGTTATTCAGAACATTGCAGAGAATCGAAAAGATTGTGTTGTGTGCGTTTCGCCAGAAAGGGCCGATGTTGTTCCATCAGGAGAGAACACCGCCGAATCTGCTTTGACAAACGTTCTTGATTGGAGAAATAATCAACTTGTCGTTTCTAGTTCATATGGCATTGCAGATAGTGGTTGGAAGTATATTCTTGATAAGTATAATAACAAGTTCCGTTGGATTCCTCTGAACTCTGATATTGCAGGATGTATCGTAAGGACAGATACAGAAAATGATCCGTGGTTCTCACCAGCTGGTTATACCAGAGGGCAGATCAAGAATGTGGTCAAGTTAGCCTGGAGCCCGAACAAGGCTCAGCGAGATGAACTATATAAGAAGGACGTTAATCCTGTCGTTACTTTCCCTGGAAGAGGAACTGTCCTATTTGGCGACAAGACTCTTTATGGAAAGAATAGTGCCTTTGACCGAATCAATGTACGACGATTGTTCATTGTGCTTGAGAAGGCTATTGCAACGGCATCTAAATTCCTCTTGTTTGAGTTCAATGATGAGTTTACCCGAGCCCAATTTACTAACATGACCGAACCATTCCTCAGGGATGTCCGAGGGCGCCGAGGCATTACAGACTTTAGGGTTATTTGTGATAGTTCAAACAATCCAGCGAGTGTGATTGATCGAAACGAATTTGTTGGCGATATTTACATTAAGCCTGCTCGCTCAATCAATTACATTCAATTAAACTTTGTGGCAGCGGCAACTGGTGTAGAGTTTAGTGAAATTATTGGCGTAACTTCGTAACGAGATATAAATAACTAGTAGTAATTAAAGGATAAAATAAGGAGATATTCAATGCCTTTTAATGTGGACGAATTCAAGGGTGGATTAACCCGAGGCGGGGCCCGCCCCAATTTATTTGAAGTTATAATGTCTTTCCCTGCGCTTGGTGGAGTACAACCAGAAAGGAAGTTTTCCTTTACTTGTAAGGCAGCTTCTCTTCCAGAATCTACTGTAGCCATGATTGATGTGCCGTATTTCGGTCGTACAGCCAAGTTTGCTGGCAACCGAACCTATGGTGAATGGACGACAACTGTATTCAATGACGAAGACTTTTCAGTTCATGATGCAATTAGAAATTGGATTGAAATAATCAATGGACCAGCTAGCAATATTCAATTGGCTGGTTCTGTTCGACAGTATCAAGTAGATGCGGCCGTGACACAGTTTGGTTTAAATGGTGATGCACTCAAGACATATAGGTTTCATAATCTATGGCCTAGCACTTTGGCTGCAATTGATCTTGACTGGGGAACCAATGACCAAATTGAAGAACTTACTGTTACCTGGCAATACGATTACTGGGTTGGTGATATTGTTCAAGGTAGCGGCGGAGCATTCAGTAAGATAGTCGATACTCTGAGCTTCTAATTGTATAGAAATGTATTTTTGTGAAAACAACCTAGGTGGTGGGGCCATAACCGGCCTCACCACCATATTCTTATAAAGGTTAAAATTATAATATGGCAATAAAACTATTTGGATTTTCAATTGGAAGGGAAGAAAGTAATAGGGAAGCTCAAGAGCAGCCCAGTTTTGCTCTTCCCGAAAATGAAGATGGTGCAATCACCATCGAACCTACCTATGCGGCTGGAATGGCCTATGGTCAATTCCTTGACATGGAAGGTGCAGCCAAGAACGAGGCTGAGTTGGTGTCTCGTTATCGTGAGATGTCTCTCTTTCCAGAATGCAATTTTGCAATTGAAGATATTGTCAATGAGACAATGGTCATTCAGGACAACCGAGGGCCTGTAGAAATTCTATTGGACAATCTTGACCAGCCGGCCGGCATCAAGAAAAAGATACAGGATGAATTTGAAAACATCCTACATATTTTAGACTTTAATGACTTTTGCTTTGATATTCTAAAGCGATGGTATATTGATGGTAGACTATACTATCACATTGTCATTGATGTGACCAATCCTTCTGGTGGGATCCAAGAGCTAAGGTCTCTCGACCCAAGAAAGATTAGAAAGGTCCGAGAAACCAAGAAAATCAGAGGGCCAGATGGTGTTCCCCTTGTTAAGCATCCAAATGAATTTTATGTCTACAATGAAAATGGATTTGAATCCAAGAAGCAAGGTAATGATGTCAAGATTGCAAAGGACAGCATTCTGCACGTCCACTCTGGAATTTTGAATACACGAAAGAACATGGTCCTTAGTCATCTTCATCAGGCCATCAAGCCTTACAATCAATTGAAGATGATCGAAGATGCAGTTGTCATTTATCGA